CAATTTAGACAAACAAAAAAAAGGATTGGCGGCAACCAATCCTTTTTAAAATAGCAGAAACAACGATTGTCTACTAAACACTTCTTACAAAAGATATTTTAGTATTTGTTTCTGCTCGTGTCAATCAGATTAACATCCCATCATCTTTTTGATTGTGTTCTTGCCAGCAACTCCGTCTGCATTTAAGCCGTGATCTCTTTGAAAGTTCTGTACACATTCCTTTGTCTTATCTCCAAAGATTCCATCTGTCCACTTAGCATCATAGCCATAGCAATACAATGCAATCTGAACTGCTCGTGCAAGTTCCTGTCTTTCACCCTTCTTGACATAGTGATTGCCTAGAGCCTCTTATGTCTTTTCTCCAACAATACCGTCTACTGATAACTTCTTACCGTAGTCAAGATTCATCGCCTTTTGGAAGCATCTGTTGACATTTTGCTGAGTATTCTTACCGAAATATCCGTCTACAGTGATATTGTGGTCGGCATAGTAGTTAGAACGTAACTGCCCTACTTTTACAATTTCACTTCCACCCTTAGAAGACTGTACGGCATGAGTTTCCTGTGCTCTTACTCCGATAATACCTTCAACAATTGCAGTAGCGCACTTATCGACATTCCAATGATCCTTATCATTCTGATTATCGACGAAGCAACATTCTACTAATAATGCTGGGGCTTTAGCCTTTCTCAATACATATAGATTCTTAGTCTTTACGCCTCTATTTCTGATGCCTAGGGCGTTCGCAATATCATTTGCGATTCTATCAGCGTGAGGTTTAGCTGCTGATTTTTCATTGATTACATATACCTCTGTGCCAGTACCCCTATTAGAATTTAGGTGGATTGACACATCAAGGTTAACTGTATGAGCGTTACACTTATTTACGATATTTCGTAAGTTGGCGTTCTGATTTTTCCCCACATCATCTGTACAGTCGTAAACAACGTGTCCTTTAGCACGTAGCAGTTCAATTACTTTGTTTTTAACTTTTCTGTCTTCGTTGACTTCGTCTAATAATCCTGTTGCTCCTCTGCATTTAAGAGAATGTCCACCATGTACATTAATAATCATACTTTATACCTTCTTTCTTATAATTCAATTCCTTCGATTTCCGCTCTAACCTTAAGAGTGCGAATATAATTTCCTAAATGCTTCTTTTGCTCCTTGAGTAACTCAAGCGAACATCTAGGAATGAATGTCAAGGTACGTGCCTCATACTTGACAGTCATATCATCTAACTTGTCATATCTGATTTTAGCCTGCCAGTATTCTGCCTTAAATCTATCCTTATAATCAGAACTGTTCATTAGTTCTACTGTGTCTTGTAATTCCATAATTATTCTCCTTTGTTAATTGCGTTTTCTGCTACTTCTAAGCCTTTAGTTAGTACAGATGGTACATTGTCTCCGGCTTCCACGAAGTTCTCAATAATGCTTCTTAATTCATTGATAATGAGAGAAGCAAGAGTGAACCATCCCACATAAGTTGTGATAGTCAAATCGATGCTAATTGTCTGTCCAATTTCAATGAAGATTGCTGATGCAAGGAATGCTACTAGCACCATGAGCCAGTAACCTAACTTCTTCCATACACCACGCACTCCTTTAGCGGAATTTTCTTTGCCTGTTAATCTAGACTTTCTAATTCCTGTAATGTAGTCGATGATGTTTAATGTTAAAAATCCTACGAATAAAAACCAGTGTGTGCCTAATGCAGCAGTCAATACTGCTACAATAGTGCCTCCAATAGCGTTAATCGTATCCATGTATTTTAATGATGTATCATATAATTTCATATTTTCTTCTCCTTAAGCGTAGCAGTACACAAATGTACCGCAGATATATTGGTTGTTGATGTTGTTTGTGATGGATGTCAAAGTGAAATGGTTTGCCGTCGCATCATTATGTATTGGATAGAATCTAATGACTAACCCAGCGTCAGAAGCACCATTTGGTATCGGTATGAGAATGTTACCTTTTGGTTTCTTATCGGCAGGAAATCCCGACCACATGTAACCTTCGGTATTTCCACCAATCGTGGCATTTATGACCCCATCCCAACTTACTTCACATAACTTAAATGCGTTATTATATCTGTATTGCAGCTTGACACCGCATCCGTTAGTACCGCATGAATACCAAGGAGACCAGCCAATCCATAAATGCTGTATTTTCTCTTCTTTTTTTACGAGCACCCATGTATCAGTCTGATTTTCTGTATCGAAATCAAATACATAGCCGTTGTATGACTGTGCTTCAAGAGGCATATCCACTTTTAATTTGCCACTCTCTGCCTTGCATCCCACTCCAATCCCTCTGCCGTCAGCAGAAAAATCAAGCAGCTTAAACGAAGGAGCGATAGCAGCATAAGATGCAACACCATCTGTCGTAAAGTAATCCTTCACAAGCACTCTGAACGAGTATGCATTATCTGTATTGAACTTGCCAGCGGATGATATATATACCTTGTTCTCGCCACTGTATGAGTCTGTATAAGTTGCAAGAGTAGTCCACGTTTCACCGTTTTTGTACTGGATCATGACAGATTTATCATTTTTATTCGCAACAGGTGCAATTGAAAATGAATAAGTAATCTTAACCGCCGTACCTTCATCATCTGCTTTGTTAGTCGAAACATTCCAACGCTGTGCAGTTACATTCTTGACTGCTGGTGACCACCACTGTGTGACACTAATGTTTTTAGACAGTGTAGCCTTCTGACCTCTCGAATCTGTAACCGTTGATTTAAGAACAACTGTACCAGAAGACTTGAGTGGCTGTGTCGTAAAGAAACTGTTTGGGCCAGGTATACTCTGTCCGTCAATTTCATTTTGGTAGTACGTGATTGTAGCACCATTCTTTGTTGAGGTAGATACATTGCATTTGACTTTCGAAACACCCTGTATAATTGTTGATGCTCCGAATCTTTTTGCGATTGCAGCATCTTCATTTGTGTATGTGATTCCTGTGACACTAGGCTCATAGCCCGATGGCAGTACTAAATCCAATCGGCAGTAGTTAGTTCCGATGTACTTTCCGGCACGATTGTATGTATCTACCTTGAATGTCATATATGAATATGACGTGTTAGTCATCTTGCTGATCAGTGAAGTCGGTACTGTCCATTTGAATTCATCATTCCACTGATTATCAGCAATCTGTACATTCATATCATAATAACTGTATGAGATTACATGACCAAAGTCAGATGATGCCCTAGGTGTCTTGATTATCACACTGTTTCCAAAATAAACTGATGCTGGAGAACAGTAAGGCTTAGTCGCTCTCGGAATAACATCGCAGTCGATACCACCCGAAGCAGATACACTGCCTACATAATTACCGGATAGTGTAACTTTGAGTTCCTGTGAGAATGAGAAATCAAAATGCTTCCCACCGTTGCTGTCATGAGGAATCTTGATGTTTGTAACTGTCGCAAGTGTTTTTGTTCCACTACCTCCGATAGTCACTCCACCAGACCATAACAGTACGCCATTAGCCCACATAGAGCCGTATTTAGTAGCACTTGAGTTAATATTCCACTTATAGTATTTAGTTAGTGTAGCAGTCCACAAATCATAGTTTCCGTCAACATTAACACCTGTTCGTGTCATTGTCATTGTGACATTACCATTGCCACCACCAAACGATGCACTGCAAGTTGCATATGTTGCCATCAGTCACCACCTACTTTCTTAAATGTTAATGATCCATCGTGGTTAACAATGAATCCGAAGTTTCCAATCCTCAAGGAACTAGAAACTTCGATGTTTGAGTTATACATTCTGTTGTTAGCAAAATACGCTACTTCATCATTGTTCTGAAGAATAGAGTACTTGCTGTTTGTCTGTTTTGTCTTGAATTCAGATTCCTGTTTACCTATCTCTATGCCTTCTGCATTGAATCTGATATAAGTGTTCAGCTGAGTCTGATTGTTTGATACAGTATCAGAAAGAGAACTAAAGTCTTCTTTCTTTACAAATCCCATCTGAATGCTTTCCGTTGTCTGCTGAATAGTAGATACAGTAGAAGCAAGGTTTGCACCGTCAGAGGCACTGTAATAATTCTCTGATACTGTCTGTAAGATGGATGCCCTTGTCTGTTCTATAGACGAAGAAGCATTCTTAGTTGCCTGCTGCAGCTGATTGTTCATGTTATTTATTCTGTTGTCGTAATCATCAATGATTGACTTTAGGTCATTTGCAAGCACTGGGGTGGTCGTTGTATATGTTCCATCATCCCATAATATCTTCGACCTAACCCAGTAATAATGCTTGTCAATGTAGTCATCGGGAACGCTTTTCCACCCGTTACTGTTTGCATCAGGCATTTCCGTTGCTGAATCTGATAGGTAATACTCCGGAGTGATTGAGCGAATTCCCTGCCCGTCCTCGCCATCATTAACTCTCACGAGGGTCATGCTAGCCGATGCCTTAACCATATAATTAACCTTCTAGCTGAGCACTGAATGTTGCCTTGTTTGTAATATCACCTGCACCGATTGTGTATGTTGCACCTGTTGCTACAGAAGTAGTTCCACCATCCTTATACCACTTGATGGTACCTAATGCAGATAGCGCAGAACCAGTCACTTCAACTCCGCCTTTATAAACATGAGCAGTTAAAGTTGTAGCAATAGCGGTATTTTTAAAGATTGTTCCACCACTTGAGGTGATCGCCATTGTGATAGCGTCTAAGCCATCCTTTCCATTTGTGCCGTTTGTACCTTTGTAGGAAACTGAATATGATTCAGTATGCTTACCATCCGAATAGTTTACAACAGTCTTTGTCCATAAGTACTGACCATTTGCCACACTAGGCACTGTAGTACTCCATGTTCCTGTTGGAGGAGTAGTGCCGCTTGTGCCTGCCTGGTATGTTACAGATGTTGAACTTACAGTAACGCTTGTACCATTTGAACCGTTAGAGCCGTTTGTACCCTTGTAAGAGACTGAATACGCTTCTGTTGATTTGCCATCAGAATACTTGACTACTGTCTTAGTCCAAAGGAACTGACCATTCGGTACATTTGGAACAGTAGTGCTCCATTCACCTGTTGGCTTATTGGTACCACTTGCGCCAACCTGGTAAGTAACAGAAGTTGAACTTACGGTAACACTTGTACCATTCTGACCTGTCTGCCCCTTGAATGCGATTGAGTAACTAAATGTCTTGTTGATAGTAATATCACCATCAACGACGATAGGGATAGTAATAGTACCACTCTTAGTTAATGCAGATGTTGCAGTAACTGTGATTGTTGGCATTGGTGACTTGCCGTCAGACACTGCTGAGATTCCTGTAGGGCATGTAATAGTTCCTACAGTACATGGAACCTGTTCACTACCACATAATGCCATTACCTGTGTAGTAGTTGTCTGTGTACCGTTTACAGAAGTAGTAGTACCTAAGAATGTGTAGTTGTCATTAGTTAATACAACCGAATAACCATCGGTTAAGTCGATAACGTCAATCTGATTGACCGCTTTAATTGCCATAATTTTCCTCCTAAATGTTTAATTCGCAGTTGAATACTGCCTTGAATTTAATGTCTTTTGCTGAAATAGTAAACATGAATCCGTTATCGTTGAGTCTTGAATCATCTAACGGAATCTTGCTGAATTCTGTCTCTCCATGCCTTTTAATGAACCACTGCAGATAGGCATTATCTCCAAATGTTTCTCTCAGTTTTGAAGAGTTATCAATCACTACTCCACCCACATAGATGTTCACTGTGAATATAGTTGCCACATCACTGTTCTTGAATGTCGTGCCATTTGATGACTCTATACACAACAATATAGAATCCTCACCTTTTGCACCTGTTATACATACTGGCGTACTGTATGTGACAGTATTGTTGATAGTCGTGGCTGTTCTCTGCCATATATAGAATCCTGGACGCCATGTCGGTGCAGTCTCTGACCAACCTGTTTCTGGTGGAATCGTTCCGTCATTCGAAGAAGCATACTCGCAAACAAACTTCTTAACTGAACCCTGTGCTTCTTTAAGCGCTTCATCAGCCTTGTTCTCGACTCTTTCAAACGCTCTAATTTTCACTTCGCCTTTTTCATTCACGTATAGGCTAGGGTTGCTTATCTCCCCCTTATCGTCTCTTTCACCTATCTTAATAACACCGTTATCAAGATTAAGTTCGAACATCTCTCCGGTTATAACGCCAGTCGTGATAGCGTTCGCACTGAAGTTACCTTCCAGGTCGAATGCAATCTTTGTGAATGTTTTACCACCATCAACACTGTAGCCAAGACCACCACTAGAGAATTTCCACATCTTAGTATCATCACGTAGTGTCGGCGTGTTCATGATAGACCAGCCACTAGGCTGCCCTTCTTCGTTGAAGTCAACTCTGTAGTAGCCGCCATTATGCCCTAGAATGTTCTCACTGTTTGTCTTGAGTGCATTTGTGAGTGTGTTGTACAACCTCTTTACAACTAACTGCGTAGGCGAGTTTGATGTACTCATCACAATTTCACCATTAGAACCTTTACAAGTGATGCTGTCTTTCATGCCTGTCAATGTGATTGTGTGTTCACTTAGAATGACATTGTGAAATATACCGTTGTTATCTTCTACTTTGATGATGTCACTTATCTGTAATGACGGATTCCCTCTCCATTCAACAGTCGATGGACTATAAGTTAATCCATTTACTTTCTTGTATATTCCATCGAGAATCTCTTGTGTCATATACGGATTCTCAAACGATATGCCATAGCCGTTACCACTAATCAATCCGTTGCATGACACGCTTGTGATCTTCACATCATTGTCGGATGTCAGCTTGAATCCACTCTGAAACTGATTATCCCATTTGACTTTAAAGCCACTGTCTTCAAACCAGTAGCCAATCAGTTTGTTGCTTTCATTCATGCGCCCATTCAATCCCATGAGTCCTAAGCAGTAGCCCATAAATGTTTTGCATGTAATGTTTTCCTGGTAGCCATCCAATGTAATGCTTGGGATATTGTCAATTGCAGATGTGATATTGCACTGTCTGCATATATCTTGTATTACATCTTCTAACAATGCTGGATATTTAATGCCTGGCTTGTATTCTGCATTCATTCTATAGATGCTATCGTAGCCGCTGACAGTAACAATCTTACTGCCCATGCTGCTTTCTATCTCATCTATATAGAATGTTCCTTTATCCACAAACTCATATTCACCATTCACAAGCAGTCCACTTTGGATGCTGAATATTCCGTTTTTTAAAGGGATTGTATCATTAGGCATTTCGAACTCCACAACTGCCTTCGCACTGTTGAGTTCACCAATTGTGACTTTTTCATCAGAATTCGCTATCTCATTCAGTGAAACAAAGATAACTTTATCATCATCCAATAAAGTATCTCCGTTGAATTTCACTCTTGCTTTAATGCTTCTAGAAGGACCAACTATAACATCTTGATATTGTCTGCTTGTGTTAATCATCATTGCCCCTCCTTCTGATTATTTCTCGATAAGGTTGAATGTTATACTATCCCATATCCATTCTTGACTTGCCCTATCATATTTGAATATCTGACAGTTTCTGTCACCGACATAAGCTGTCATCGTTCGTTTTCCAAGTTCCGGATCTAGGTATGTGACAGTAACGAATTCATCCTTGACGGCCTGCAAAAGGCGTTCAGCCTTTGACTGCGGAATAGCAGCGAAGGTCAAGATGACTTTTTTCTTGACCCCCGCTCTATCTCGTAGCATATCTCCGTTTTGGTTTCTTCCGCTTCCGTCCTCCCTATCAACATCACTTAGCTGTACTTCGTATTTGCTAGGGAAACACCCGTAGCCATTTATTTCTAGAATATATTCCACGTTGTCTCCCTCCTTTTAGAATAATAAAGGACTATGTCCTGTCTGCTTGACTTTGCCATTATGGTATTCGATGACAGACTCACCGATTGCTTTGCCGTTAAGAACGTTCTGTACTGTGATTCTTGTAGTACCACCACCGTTAGGATTATTTGCGCCAGCCATGGCACTTCTTACGGCACTTGCGATACCCTGTACAATCTGATCGTTATTCGCAACAGCAGTTCTGCGCCCGATACGACCTACTAATTCCGGTCCGGCTTCTCGAGCAACGAACATCTGACCACTATCCGGAAATCCACCTCGAGCAAAGAAACCGATGTCAAATCCGAAATCACCGATTTTGAATCTCTTTTTATCTGTCTTAAGGTCTAATTTCATAGACTTAAAACTAGGAATTGAACTCATGAATCGGCTAAGAATGTTATTAGCCGATTTTGTGTCTACTTTAAAATCTGCTTTGTGAGATTCGAATTTCTCTTTGCTCTGCTTTCCAACCTTGCTTGCTTCGTTGCTGACTTTCAGTGTTCCGTCATTTATCTTTTTGGCTAACTTATCAATATACTGCTGACCTTGCTCAGTACCATTCTTTTGTGCATCTTTCAATTCTTTCTGATAACGCTTCGCATCTTTGCTGTTCTTATCGATGCCATACTTATCGAGCATAGCCAGCAATGTGTTGTTTTGAGTATTTTTGACTGCCTTTATATCTTCTGACTGCTTCTTAAGGTTGTCATACTGCTTCTTTAACTCAGCCTTATCGGCTTGTGTTAATTCAGCACCTTTTGCTTTTGCAGTAGAAAGCATCTGCTCGTAAGTCTTGCCTTGACTGAATGCTTTCTGAGCCAAGTCGCTAAGCAACTGGATTCTCGCCTGTTTGCTTGCTTCTTGTTCTGTCTTACTTAAGGTCTGCCATACTTTTCCGTTTTCATCGCACTTGGCGTTAAGGTCATTGAGGCCGTTCGCCAAAGAACTATATGTATATGTGCCATCTTTCGTTAACACTCCATATTGTGCGACGATGAATGCAGTAGAACTTTCAACCGTTCCATCTGTTGCCTGGATTGCTTTATTGTACATATCGCATCCTTCGGTGATATCGGTTAATTTATTCGTTGCATTTTCTACAGCGCTGCTATATTGATCTGTCACCTTTTTCTGATTTTCAAGTTCATTTCTAAGGTAAATAGTAGATCCTGTGTGATTTGCTTGAGCATCAAGAAGTCTTTTTTCAAGTTCTGCTTCTTTCTCTTTAGCTTCATTGAGTTTGCTGGTTGCTTCTGCCAATTGCTTTTTGGCTTCTACTCTCTTCATATCTGCTTCAGCAAATTCTTTGCTATACGCTTCAATTACTGCCTTTCGCTTAAGTGCTTCAATAGTTTCGTTGATTGCATCTTTTTCCTTGCCCCAATTAGAAATCACACCGTCATGAATCTCAATGTTAGTTCCTAACTGACTGTTAAGTTCATCAACGAAGAATTGTGCCTGTTTTACACTGCCTGTAATTTTGCCGTTCGCATCAACAATGTTATACAATTTGCTGGCATAGTCCGCAGCTACATTGGCGTTCTTTATGCCATCACTAGCATTATTTCTCGCTTCTTCACTAGCGTTTTTCCATTCTTTGGCTTGTTCCTTCAATCCATCTGATAGTCTTTTTGCTGATTCTAACGCATTTTCCTGTGCCTCAGAATTATCCTTAACTCTGCTTGTGAAAAATGCGATTGCTCCTACAGCTACCGTTATAGCACCAACTACTGCTACTAATGGATTTGCTGCAAGAAACGCAAATGCACTACCTAACAATCCTGTTGCAGCTGTTGCTCCACCTTCTGTTACGGTTAATAAGCCAAGTTTTGTACCCAATGCAGTGATAGCAGTACTAACGCCGCTAAGTATACCAGAAGCATCGTTTAGCGCATGAAATCCTGTTGCGAATGTATTGAGCGTTTTATTTGATTCAGCAAATGATGATGTCAATTCATAAATAGCACCTACGCCATAAGTTTTGAACATCTTAAAGATTTCTATCACTCTGCTAACGGCACTTCCTGTGTCGTTTAAATCTTTAATGACCTTGCCCCATGTCATTGTTGCAATTAATGCTGCTATAGTAGTTGACAACATTGCTAATAAAGTTCTTGACTCACCAACAGCCTTCAATGCTTTTCCTAATGCACTGATACCAACCAAAATAGTGTTCCCTACTAATTTTCCTAGGGCAACAGTTAATTTTTCTAGGAAAGTGATAAGCGGTCTTAAATTCTTAAGAGCAGCACTGACTCCCCTTAAGGCATCTGCTAAAGCACTAACTCCTGTAGGAATGACTTTTTCAATGCCCCATTTCGCTAATGGCAGCAATACATTTTTGAAAGCATCACTTAGATATTTTCCTACAATATCTGAAAGTTCTTTAAAAGCCTTTGATAAACTATAAACGCTCTTTAACGCTGGCTTGAAATCAAGGTAGAAAGCAAAATTACTCAACTGCTCACTAATGTCTTCTACGGAATGAAGTAAATTATTTGCAGCATCCCATAGGTTCTGAATGATTTTCGTTCCTAGTCCGGCTTCATCCCATGCTTCTCTGAAACGCTTTGCTAGATATCCGACGAAGTCACATAAGTTCTTAACGATTAGCAGAATTTCACTTACCGTCTTCTTACCTGTGCCGTTCTGCCATACCTCTCCAAATGATCTGCCGATACTCTTTGTGAGTTCAGATAATTCATTTAAAGCAAACTTAAAGCTGTCCATGACTTCTTTGCCGTACTTATTCCAACTATCGGTAACAGGCTTAAATAGTTCCTTTAATCTCTTTTCTATTTCGTCTGTATCTTTCTTTAAGCCTTTTAAGAAATCATATTGTGGCAAATCGATATCACCGATACCAGCACCACCACCGATACCGCCGCCACCGGATCCACCACCAGAGCCGCCACTGTCAGAATCGTTCTTTGGACTGTTGAGAATGTTTAATTCATCAAATCCTAATGTCTGTAGTTCTTTCTTTAGGTCTTTTACTTTCTTGGTTGCTCCACCCACTGATGAGCCTGCATCCTTGGCACTGTCTGCCATGTCATCCATAGCACCAGAGCCTTTTTCCAAGCCACTATAATCAATGGTTGGTAATTTAAATCCGAATAAGCCAGCCACAAAACTAGCAAACTTGTTCAGAAGTTCAACCGCTACCTGTATATAAGGAATTACTGCCGTAGCAAATACGCTCGCAATATTACCGATTGCTCGTCTAAGCACCTTAAACTGCTGTGCCAAGATACGTACGGCATTACTAGGCGTATTGATTGTACGTGCCATATCATTAAATACATCTACTTTGCTGGCATTATTCATGATAGTGATGTATCTCATGATTGCCTGTGTGTTCTGATCCCAGGTGCTTACGTTGCCTTGTAAGCCGTATTTAAGACCTGTCTGTTTGACCATCGCAACAGATACGTTGTTACCATATTCCTTCAAGCCTTTAATCTGTCCGGACATGGCACTCTGTATTTTATCGAAAGCAGTGGTTACATCTACGTTCATTAAAGAACTATAGTCATATGATAACTGTGTTAGGTTCTGCGACATTATCTGTGCTTTGTCGCTCGCCACACCAAAGCCTTCAATCATCATATTAAGTGTGCCCTGGTACTCCATCCATTTGCCTGGATCGATACCCATAGCATCACTGACCTTTTGAGCAAATGCGCTGGCACTTTGTGATGCACTGCCCATTGCGACATTGAACAGGTTTAACTGTTCTATGTATTCAGCACTTTCATTATAAAAGAAACCGAACGTCGAATTCAGTGACGAGAAAGTAGAATGTATTCCTCTTGCTCCACTTACTAAAGAACTGATTGCTGAGAACAGTCCACCTGTATGAACCTTAGCACCTCTAGATTTAGAATTATAGGTATCTAGAGACTTGGATGCAGAGGCTACTGCACTCGGCATTTTATTAAATACATCAGACAACTGATTGCCATTCTGTGCAAGTGGTGCCATGGCACTTGAAATCTGATTCATCTGCCCGCTGAACTTGCCTAAGTCTGCCTGGTCTAATTTGCTGATGGTTTTAGATATATCTGATAAACTGTCCAAAGTTTTGCCAAGACCGCTTTTGCCGATTTTTTCTAAAGGTTTCATTGCTTCAGCTAGATTTCTTATTCCTTTAGAAAAAGCATCAACATTCTTGGTGTTTAAACCATTGACTACTTTGTCAAGTCTTGAAAGAGAGTTCAAGGTAGTTGCAATATTGCCGTCAATCTTAATACCTTGATTTAATCTTTGAAGTGCACCTGTCAACTTATCTATTGCGCTGACTGCTCCATCAACATCACTTTCGAATACTATCGATAATTTATCTATATCAGCCATATAGTCTTAAACCTCCTTCCTTAAAAAATAAGGCTCTCGGTTCGGCTCTAAACTTTATATAGATTAACGAAGTTTCGCATCCACGCTTCTGCCTGGACCTCTGCTTCTTTCTTTAATTCTTCTTCTTGCTTTGCCTCATCAAATTCATAAGGCTTATTAGTATATTCTTTACACTGTTCCCCTTCCTTACGGCACCATGTATTGAACACAATAGCCGACACGGCATCATAGATATACATTCCATTTATCCAAGCCATCTGATTATCATAATCAAACTTCATTTTCTTGGCTTTCTGATAATAAACCGTAAGATATGGGTCACTACGCCAATACTGTTCATAGGTCATCCCTAGTGCAAGATAATAGGGAAACCACTCATTCATTACTTTCCTATAATCATTCGTGGACGCATCGGCATCACTTTCGCCTTCTATACTGTCCACTCGATTGCGTTTTTTTCTGGTTCTCCTAGGAATTCGATTGGTTCAGAGAACATTTCTACAAGTACTGCAAATAGATGCTCTTTATTGCCAAGATTCTTTAAAATCTTTTCTCTTGTATTGATATCTGTATCTTGATGATTCATTTCAAACGAATTAATGAATAATTCATAAATCGCATCAAGTGGGTTCTTAGCTGCTTTTTCAATTTCAAAGCCTTCTCCAACCATCTTACCGACAATTTCTCTTGTATAACCTAATTCATAATTCTTGCCTTCGTATGCAAACTTGATTGTTGTGCTATTTGATTTTTCCATACCTGTTTATCTCCTCTATAAATTATTAAAAAAAGGCGCCAATTAAAGCGCCTCTAACTTATACGTTATCAGTGCTTTTTGCTCCCCATTCAGGTGCACCTGTAGGTGTGATATATAAGTTAGTTTCTAAGATGCTGTTTACTTCAATTGCTGGTAAACCTGTCTTTGATGGCTGACCACTAAAGTAAACAGATTTTGCTAACTTAGGATGCTTGATTTCAAACCATGTAGACTTGCCTGTCTTTGCAGCTTCTTCGTACTTTCCAATTAAGGCATCCCAAACCGTAATAAGTTCCTCTGTTAGGTTTGCTGTGAATGCTAATGCTCCACCTAAGTCCTTTAAGCCTTCAATATAAGTCTTGTACTCTGTTTCCATTAGATCAGTAGATTCTAAAGTTTCGGGACTTGGATATAGTTCCGGAACGGACTTGATGTCCGGAATTACAGTGTACCCACCAGTTGGTCTAGTACCCGCTGTCGCTTCAACGGCATATCCTACAGTTACGCCAGCTGTGTTGATTGCTACTCCCATATTTATCCTCCTTAATATTGTGTTTCATTTTCTTTCTTATATCTCATGATTCTTCTTGCTATAGTATCATCAGCGTTAACCATCGGCTGATTAAGCATTCTGCAATAACCATGAGTTTTCAATACATTGTCTATTGCTAACGATATCGATTTGCATATTTCTTCTTTCTGCTCTCTATCATTAGAATAGATTTCAATGTACTGCGTAATATGAGCAACATTTTCCATCTCGTCAAATGTACTATATCGTTTGTCTACTACGTTGTTCTCTTGAATAATAGATACTGCCGGAAATCTAGGTGGTTCAGAAGATAATTGTTTTTCGATAATATAGATATCACGAAACTGTTTTCTAAGTTCATTTGCAATTTCAGCAAATAATCCATCTTCTTTGTCAATCACTGTTGAAACACCTTCTTTACAATATCAATAAGTTCTGCCCTCAAAGTCTCGTATGTGCCATGAGCGAACGGTCTAGATGGCATACCTTTTGTCCACTGCCATTCACCTTCATCACGATAATACCACCCATCATCACCGTGATTATTGACATCATAGTGATACCCGATGGTATCGTGTGGATGCGGCGAACGTGAGCCAACGATTCCGGTTCCGAATTCTACAAATAAAGCGTGCTCAGATGCATTGTAAATAGTGACTGTTTTACCTGTGCATTCATATGACACACTATTAATTAAATCGTCCTTAGAATAAGGCATTGAATAGGAACCTATCTCTCTGACCATCACTTCAAAGCCATGCTCGCCGAGTTCCTTCATGAGAACAGCTTGCTTATATTTCAGTGTTTTCTTGTATTCCTTAAGACTAGAGATGGCTTGACTGATACTTTCATCGTTCAGCCTAACCTTTATATTCCTTGATTGCATATCTCTTCTCCCTCTTGCTTACTGCGACTTTTGTCACTACGTAATTGTGGGTCTCTGACGTATCGACGCCAATCCATAATCTAGAATATTCATCAATAGGGCAGTTAGTATCTGTCGTAACCATCTCTCTGTCATAATCAGTATCTTTACCGAATACGTTATAATTCGAATCGCCTTTTGCTGCAGAAAGTGAAATTTTTAATTTTATCGGCTCAGTATAGCCGCCTATTCTGTTGCCGTATTTATCCGTTGCACTATCCTTTTGAAACAGTGCATAGTAGATTGTGAACTGATCTCTCTTGAAGTTTCTCATTTAGAATACCTTCGCTTTAGGAATAATTTCCCTTAAAAGTGCAGGCGAAACATCGGCGCTTGCCCATTGTCTTGTTGTTGCATTTTCTGTGTGAGTCAGTTCTCCTTCTGCACCGGCTTTTGCAAATAATTCCACCGCAATTCTTATCTGCAGATCCTTGTATCTATTCTCAAGAATATATTCTCCGTTGTCATCAACAGGAAAATCATGATAAGGATAGCGATTTGAGAGGATGATTAACTTAGCACTTTGCAGAAGAACCACTAAATCATCGTCATCAACATCATCGTCTTTTAGTTTGATTTTTAGAATTTCTTCCTGTGTCATGTTTATCATCCCCTTTCATATTCACTATTCCGCTTCTTTTGCGAACTCTTTTTCAATGAGTTCCATTGCTCTGATTTCTGTAACTTTAATCACATCCCCTACTTTACGTAGGGTCTTTTTGTTTTTTGCGTCATAAAACGCTTTAATCACTTCTACTTTTTTCATTCTCTACCCCTTTCTAGACTGTAGGAATTTCGTCTCCTGCTGCTTGACTAGCAGTTGCATTCTTAACAACCTTGACAATGAAGTTCTGGTCAGTTAAAGCGAAAATACCATATTTTCTTAGGAAAGCAGTGTTCTCACGCTTGTTAGCGTTTTCTGCTGAACGGCTTCCTTTAGTTGATACTTCGGCTTCTGCACCCTTCTTGTTGAAGTAAGTGACTGCCTGTGCAGTTGCGACTGCAAATTCTCCTTCTTTTGCTAATGCAGATGTATAGATATTTACACCAGCAACTGTGCCAATGTAGCCGCTACGTGCATATGCTTCTACGTATTTTAATTGCTCTCCTAGATTCTTACGAATTTCTGCAGTGTCTTTCTTATGAACTAAAGCGAAAATGCCTAATCCTGTGATTTCTTTTGATTCACTGATTTTTAAGTCCTTAATAGATGCTACTGCATCAACGAAAGAGTTGAAATCAAACTTGGCAGTCTCTACTTTCTGAGTGGCTTTCGCAAACTCTGCGATAGCCTTCTTCTGAGCAGTGTTAAACATGTCAACTGCCTGGTGTTCTAAGCCTTTATCAACTACTAATGGGTCTTCCATTTCTTCTTCATCATACCAATCAAATCTGTTCTGTAATGTCTCGATTGTGTATTCTGCTTCAGTGTAGCTGGCTGTGATTGACTTAGTGTTTCCTTCACCTTTTGATACTGTTTCCGTACCATCAGTCGCTACATAAGTACGGATTTTTTTCTTCATGCCTGGTTCGCCTGTTAATGAGTTATCAACAGTACAGAACTGCATTAAGTCTAGATATGTCTGGTATTGGTCTTCAAACTTATTTTCCAATACATAATTAGGATATGGTGTGTTTGCCATATATCTTATTCTCCTTTGCCGTAAATTGACTGATATTCACTAGGATTTTCTTCAGCGAACTTCATCTGCTCCCTTAATGACATAGTGCTTAATTTTTCCTTTGTCATAGTATCGTCGTGATTATCGTCTTGTCCTGGCGTTTTTGTATTGTTTAACGCCTCTGCTTTGTATTTCTTGTTTAATTCAGCATTGAAAATTTCCTGCTGCTTGAAAAATGATTTCATATCACCCTCGGCTAAAGCACTAGCCACTTTGTGCGCACTCTCCTCGTTATATCCCATAGATATGAATTTTTTCTCATTTTCCATGATTGATAGTTTTTTTGTGAGATCAGCATTTTGACTGGCCAATTCATCCATCTGTCTCTGAGTTTCTTCTTTATTAATCTCTTCCTGTGATTTATTTGCATTGAGCTGCTTTCTATAATTGGCTGCTTCCTTTGCGTTTTTATCACTCTTATCTTTCATAGCGTTATATTCTCTGACTGATACAGTAGAATTGTCTGCTTCTAACATTTCGATTAAATCTTCGATTGTTGTGTTTTCAGTTAATCTAGCGCCTAAAATTTCTCTTACGTTCATTTTGGTTCTCCTTGCTCTTTAAAGTTTTTCTCTAACTATATATGTGCTCTTTAAAGTTTTTCTCTAACTATATATGTGTGCTCTTTTAAGTTTTTCTCTAACTCAAATATACTTACCTAAATATGCTAACCAGAATTTACAAATGACATCTGCGTATTCTGGTCGTTTGTTACTGTTGCTGGGTTATCACCCTGTGGATTGCTCTGTAAGTCTTTGCCATCATCATTGGTGTCGGCTTTCAATTCGGTGTTGTATGCTGCGTCCAAGTACTCCCTGCTGTCCACATATACCTGCTGAGGGTCGCTGAATAAGTCAGCAGTCTGAATGGCAACTCTTGGATGGATGCCGAATGTCTTCATATTTAGAAGCCCCTGTGTCTTGACAAGCATATTTGTGACTTTGTTTCTAGAGAACTTGATGTCAATATCTCTTAGTTTGACTTCTTCCTTAACAACCGTATTGCTTCGGTCAAGAATGTTTTTAACGATAGCGAGAAACTTCTTTTCCCCTTCATCGAACATCTCTTCAAGTCGATAAGCATCTTCCTCTGCTTCCTGCCATCCACCACTCAGCATAGATGACTGCCCTGTTGTAGAACCACTCTGTGCTTCTCTAGATGGCATAGCGCAGATCTGCAGTAACTGGGCATATAAGTAATCACTCAGACTCTGAATTTCATTCTGATTAAGTGATGTTTCAATCGTCTTTACAGATGCTGTGGTTCCGTTTCTGCTTGTTGTGGATAATGCACCATTCTCTCTGAGTTCGTCATAGTCTTCCTTATTCATGTCAACGTTATCGAACCAAATGAATGACTGTACATTCTGTGCCAGTCCATTCAGTCTGTCGCTTGTGCATGTGTTGATTGCATTCAACAGGCCGATGGCTCTCTCGAAGCAGCCCATCTTGTCGTAATCCTGTCGATATTCAACAATAGGAATTGCTCCGATACCATTTACGCTTTCTTCGACCTCGCCGACATGTGTATCTGTGAACTGAAACACCCTGTCGTTCGTGTAAGCCGTATAATGCGTTTCTTCTACAATCCCTTTATCGTTCATATCACGCCAGTATGTGACTGCAAGTAACGGATTGTGAAAAATGTCGGGACTGTAGATGATGAATGTGTTCATAGGATCCAGGTTGACAATTCTAAAAGGTGTATAAGCAGTTTTGTCCTTCTGAGGAAAAACTCCTCTATATCCAACACCGCATGTTAGAAATGTCTTTGCTAGTTCCTGGTCCTTTGTGTGCTTTCTTTCATCAAAGCACATGCTGTTTAGTTCACCGATGTACCCATCATCCTCATCTGATGTAGTTTCGCTCTTCAATTCCTGTTCAGCCTTCTGAACATATCTGATTGGCGAGCCAAACACGAAAGCTGTCTTGAAATTAACAATCTGTGATGCGTGATTCTCTACTATCTTTTCGTTAATTTCGGGCCTTACAGGCTTCTCTCTATCAAGGATGTCCTGTCTTCCCTTTTCGTACTCGATAAGGTACTTTATATCCTTGCGGTTTAATTCATGTGTCTGCATCGCATATGTGACTACTCTCTGAACATTATCTCTTGTGATTTCTGATTCACTTGAATAGATTGTCTTTCTACCTCTGTTAATCACCAGCGTTGCCTCCTTCCACACGAATTTTTATTTCTTTCTTGTCTACCTTGCACCAGAGATATAGCGTACCGCTTGTATCGTCGCTTACTCTGCCTAGTATCTTCTTTTTTCCTCTCTTCAAGCAGAGAGGACAATATATATTCTTTTTCATTGGTTTCCTCCCTGTAATGAATAGATATGAGGGATGCCTTGTAAGTGACATAGGGGGTAGGCAAATGAATGCAGGCATCCCTAATATCATTGTATTTTGCAGAGAGAGAAACGGCGCCTTTTAGCACGGTCTTTTGAATATTTCTTTTATTGTTCCATAGCCTCCATACAGTCTGTCACACAACTGTGACAAGCTGTCGGGTGCATCATCGTGCTCGTTCTTGCCGAGTATCTTGAATGAGAACAGATTATTCATGAACATTGAATATTCTTTTGAACGTTTGCCTGGCTCAAGGAAATAGAACTCTCTAATATCGGGAGCATTCTGAAATATGCGTACCTCTTTTGCCTTTGTTGTCGGCGCACTGTGTGATGTTATGACGCATTTGTACCCAAGTCGTTCTAGTTCCTTCTCTACATCTTCAGCGTAGCCTTCACCACCATTATTCTTTTCGACATCGCAGTCCTGTACACCCCACGAAGCGATTTTCTTCGCCACTTCCGGCTGTGTTATTCTCTTATCGCCGTTATTGAACACAACATCTGGTATATATACCGTTCCATCTGCATACTGATAGGCTATTGGAGCGCTCACGTAGTCACCGCCGCCCCAGGCAGTATCTACTACGGTCAGTCTTCTGACTGGCTCCTCATTCGGCAGTATTCCGTTATAGAACTTCATATCTCCGCCGTTGAACAATGCACCCTCACGTTCTACAGGCTCTCCCTGGTACTGTGCGAACCAGGATGCCATGTCATCGTTTCTCTCGAATGACGCCCTTCTCTGCTGATAGTATTCAGTAGAAAATCCAACGCCATAGTCATAGTCGAAATTGGATCCATCATTCTCATTGAGCGCTGGCAGATTTACAATCTTATACTTTCTTGACTTGAAGTTCGGATCATTCAAAATAAGGTCCTGTCTTAGACCAGCTGGGTCCACGAGTGACCATCTAGTACCTATCCACAATACCTTGCTTCCCTGTTTAGCACGTGTGATGAGGTTGTTATCCACTAGTTTCCATGTCTTGTACATACGTTCCGGATTAAGTGCTTCTTCGATACCGCCAATCAAGTCATCACCGATAAGTACGCCGTTACAGTCACACGCACCGTTCAGTGTTCCATAGATAGAACGACATGTAAGCGTTGGGTATCTCTTCTTTCGTTCCAAATCCAATGTGTTCATTCTAGAGTTCTGATTCACTATGACGGATGCCGGAAAAATCTCACTGTATGTATAGGTCATATTGTCATTGATGATTTCGTTTATACCTTCATAGAACGAATGCGTGATCGTGTCAGAGAAACTGCTGTACAGATTCGTCTTCTCTGAATTGATTCCCATGAGCCACGTAAGAAAGAACATGACCAATGTTGTCTTGCCTACTCGTGGAGGCATCGAGATGAACAGTTCCTGTAGATTTCCGTCATGGAGGTCCTGCAGATCTTTTACTACGGTTTTCAGTATCTTCATTCGAGGACGGTAGAACTGTTCATTAACAGGTCTGTTTATCTCAAGATAAAGCATGTAATCCTCAAATGAATAATGTGCCGTAAACAGGAATGTCTTCTTATACATCTGATACATGTTGTATCGCTCCTCGATATCCTTGCTTCTGTTGCTGTTTGCTTCAGCCAGTCTGTGTCTTAAGTCCTTGTTCAGATGTAAAAGCGTATCTTTATCGTTCGTAGCGTAGCAGTTCAGCACGATGTCATACTTGGCAGTAAGACTGTCAGTACTCTTGTAAAGTTTCACTTTCTTCTTATCTATTGCCATATTTCCTCCTTATCCATTGCTATCTTTTCTCTTTTATTGCACAAAAAAAGAGCCTACACCATAAGTGGTGCATGGCTCTAGGCTCTATGCTTATAATACGTTGCTCTGCTCACATTGCACTGCTTGCAGGCATCTGTTATCGATACACCCTGTCTGACCAGGTTATCTACCTCTTCGATTGAGACAGTCGGTCTTCCGATGCTCTTTCCTCTTTTGCGTGCAGCTTTGAGACCTTCAACGGTTCTCTCCACCATCATGTCATGCTCCTGCTGAGCGAGTGATGAGAGCACTTCGAGGATTATGTTGTTTATCATCTCGATGATCCATTCCTGTCCGTCCAGTTCAATCATGGTTGTAGGCATATTAAGTATTCTTATTATAACACCCTTTTCCTGGAAAAACCTAATCTCGTCCTTTATGAGCTGCTTATTTCTTCCAAGTCTGTCGAGTGCGTGGATGTATAGTTCATCCCCTTTTTTTATCGTTTCCTTCAACTTGCAGTAGTTCGGTCTGTCGATTCTTGTGCCCGTGTACTTGTCACTGTAAATATAGTCTACATTGTATGAGTGCAGGCTGTCTATCTGTCTGTCGAGAGACTGCTTCCCTGTACTCACTCGTGCGTAGCCGTATTTCATCGCCATTTGCCTCTGTTGTCTTCTCTATCGGGCACTTCATCTAGTACGATTGTTCTTTCTGCTCTGTCATTACCGCCTCGTGGTCTGATAATGATGTCGTAGTCAAGTTCGTTGCATATATTGATTAGGATGCTGACCTTTGTGTCGCTCACTCTAGATATATTGCCAATACTGGCACTACTCTTATATCCTAGTCTGTCTGCAAGTCTAGCAAATGAGCTGTTATTGTCATCAATCATCTTTCTTAAGCATTCTTTTAAGTTCATAATATCTACCTCCTGTGCATAGTATATCATCGCTCTCGGTATGTGTCAACACTAATTAGTGTATAGCCTTAAAATTAGGCCGTCGGTGGTAGCGGGGTTGAGCAGTATTGGTAAAACCATCAAAAAAATGGGGAGGGCGGGGGTATTAAAGAGATCATGTCTGAAAAACGAACGATTAAAAGACATTAAAAAATAATCATTAAATAATGCTTTTTATTATTGACATTAATCATTATCTAATGTATTATACGCGTGTAGTCATTAATAAGTGATTACTTGATAGTTCATTGACAATTGAATACGTGAAAATCTCAAAAGGAAAAGAGAAACGTATATATACATATTGCTATGTATAGTACTGAAAAAGAAAAGAGATTAATCCACAACGTACCAATCTATATATAGATGTACATATTAGAATTAATCTCTTTATATTAGTGCTATATGTTTAGCCGACAAATAGCAACATGATTATATCATATGTTTTTCTTAAGGTAAAACATTATGGATAATTTAGTAAAGTATTATGACCACAACGAATTTTCATTTATTTCTATGGAAAAATTAGAAGAATTAGAAGATGAATATTATATTGAGTATTCTACTTTTGAGGATTGCTATATCAATAAAGATACTAGTGATTATGGTTATTGTGCTAATGACCTTTTAACTAATGATACTATAGAAAATGGTGATTATATTTATTGTGAAGATACAGAAGATTACCAACCAGAAAACTATACTGTTTATCTAACAGATACAGACATATACGTATCAAGGGATTATGACTTTCAAAAATGTGATGGATGCGGTGAATATTTCAGTAGTGATTATGATATGCATCACCGTTTTGGTGAATGCTATTGTGATGATTGTTGGAAAGATATAACCCCTGTAATTTATGATTATCACACCTTTGAAGATGGTTATTACCCACGTTCTCTAGCACGTGAAAGCCCATTGTTTATGGGGTTTGAATTAGAAGTTGACAACGTGCGCGGTGATTGTGAAAGTTTAGCCTCAAGCGTATTGGATGGTGACAGTACAGACGTATTACATTGTGAATATGATTGTACAGTTGCTTTTGAATTTATTAGTCAACCATGTACACTAGCATATCACAAGAACCAACATTATAATGATTGGTTTTTCAGTGAATTAGATGGTGAGTGTCAATCACACGACGCCGGAACTTGCGGCTTACACGTACACGTTAACAAGTCATTTTTTGATGACCGTGGTTATAACAGATTGAAAACAATTCTTTTCTTCTTTAAAGATGAATTATTTCAATTTTCACGCCGCCAACGTTGGGATTATGGTTATAGTGACTTTGGTGAAAAAGTCCGTAAAAACAGTGTGACAATGCATAAAGCAAAAAACACTAAACACTATGGACATTCTACATGGTTCAATGAAAATAATAGTTCTACTTATGAGTTTAGATTTTTCCGTGGAACTCTTAAGTATGAAACATTTATGGCCAGTCTTGAATTAGTTCATAATATCTGTATGGTCGCAATGAGTAATACAGATGTTATCACATGGGATTTATTGCTAGATGGTGATTATTGTAGAGAATACAGTAGTTCACGTGAAATCTATTGCGATAGTGAATTGAATTTAAGCGAGTTAGAAAAGAAAGAAAATGAACTAATGCAAGCAATCAAAAAAGGTTTAGAGGAAAATGTTTTTATCAATTTAAATCATGTTTGTGTTGGTGAGATTGTAGGAGATACAATCGTTTTCTATTGTCTCTATAACAATAACGGAGAATTGCACAAACGCCGTCAAAACTATATTGATTTATCGGAGTTTGAAACGTTCGAAACACACGGCTATTACTACCTATGCAATAGAAAAGAACTTTCTAATCTTTTAGGGGGTGAATTCTAATGTGCATTATCGCAATCAAGCCTGCTCATCATAAAATGATAGATGAAACGACATTAGAAACAATGTTTAACACCAACCCCGATGGTGCGGGTTATATGTACGCTTACAACAATAGAGTACATATCAATAAAGGTTTTATGACCTTGAAAGAATTGTTAAATAGTATTGATAATCTAAAAAAGAAAATCAACATTGAAGAAATTCCATTAATTCTACATTTCCGTATTTCCACTAGTGGGAAAACAGATGGCGCTACTTGCCATCCTTTCCCTGTCACTAGTGACCTAAACGCTTTACGTAAAACACACGTTATCACAAATTTAGGTATGGCGCATAATGGTATAATATGTGACTTTGAAGAAAAGAAAAGTATCTATAGCGATACACAATTATTTGTGAATAAGTGTGTATCATATCTCTATGATATGAACCCTAAATTCTTACACGATGATAGAACGGAAAAGCTGCTAGAACCTATTATAAATGGTTCACGCCTGGCGTTCTTAGACAGTCACGGCAATATATACCGCTATGGTGAATGGTGCGAAAGTGATGGTATCTATTATAGTAATGAGGGCTATATTCCATGGCAATCACGATATTATCATTATAACGATGCTTATTATAGTAAGTATTATTATGGTGATGATTATTATTACTATGGTGATGAGGACCAGGAACTAAGAATTTTAGAAAAGTTAGAAGCCTATGAAGAAATAACAAACCATGAAGATATCTGTTATATTCGAACTATGTATGATATAGTAGAAGAAAGCGGCAACACTGAGATATATGACGTGATGGGTATGTTTATTAAGGTGGACCCAGTCGCAAGCCGTGCTATTCGTATAGAGGGGGTTGACTAATTGCTTAGATTATTGATTTATTTATGTTTCTTTCCGTTGTGGTTGATATGGTGGTTTATTAAAATTATAGCGTGGTTCATGCTACAAGTGGAAATATTCTTACTTAGTTTCAACGGTAAAAGAATTATAAAAAGAAGATGGTGACATCTTCTTTTTTGCCGTTCATAAACATTTAATAAGCGTTCATAAACATTTTATGATCATAGGTAAATAAGCAATTTAAGCGTTCTAAGAGACTTTTATATAATGGTGATATAAATATACCACAACTACATAAACAACGCTTAGAATTGAAATGTGGGCTATCTATATAATGCAGCTCATACACACCAATTTGTATACATTACTACAGGGCTTTAAATAGCCCTTTTAAGCGTGTTTAATCATATCGTGATATAATTATCATCTTTCATATAAACGTGTCTTAGAATTGAAATATAGCCTATTTAAGGCTATAGGCGCATGTAATCTATACCATGAGGGTGCGCAATCTATACCAACCTAAGCATGAACCACAAAAAAATCTACACACAAGAAAACAGGAAAAATATGGCAAAATTTCAGATGGCATATTGCGCCGTCAAAATTTTCACACGCATGGCGGCAGAATTTCACGTGCATATGTAAAAAGGTGAGCAAAAAACGCTCACCCAATGGAGTCAACTTAAGAAGTTGGCTTCTTTTTTTATTGCTTTTTTCCTACTATAAGTGTATATTTATGACATTGTAGTTAAGTATATAAAGTGATATATGTTTATACAAAGCTATAAATATAGTATAATGTAGTTAAGAAAGAAGGCGATTATATGTTTGTTAGA